CTGAGCAAAACTTAGTTCAATCTCTTATTAATGAACAACTCCAAATCTATGGTGTGGAAGTTCATTATTTGCCAAGAAAATACGCAACATCAAATACAATTATTAAAGAAGTTGTTGAATCAAAATTTGATGATGCTTTTCCATTAGAGGCATACGTAGAATCTTTTGATGGATATGGAGATAATCCAACTTTATTATCTAAGTTTGGAATACAACAGACAAATGAATTAACACTTACTATATCAAGAGAAAGATTTGAAACATATATTACACCACTTATAGAAGATCTATCAAATATTAAATTATCTACAAGGCCAAAAGAAGGAGACTTAATATATTTTCCGTTAGGTGATCGATTATTTGAAATTAAATATGTAGAGCATGAGCAACCATTTTATCAGTTAAGAAAAAATTATATCTATACATTACGTTGTGAACTCTTCCGTTACGAAGATGAAATTATCGATACTGGTGTTGATGAAATAGATGATACATTAGCGGCCACAGAAGGTGTAGATGGTGAGGATTTTATTGTTGGAAGCACACAGGTATTAACATTAGTAGGCACTGCATCAAGAGCAACTGCTGTCACCGGAATTTTAACAAGTGGTATTCAATTCATAGATGTAACAAATCGAGGACGTAATTATACGTTTGCTCCAAGGGTCGCCATATCATCTGCTCCATCTGGAGGAACAACCGGTATTGCAACTGCAGTTCTTAGAGGTGGAATAGTTGTATGCACGGGTGCTGCTGATATCAACAATTCAAGAGCAAGTGTTGTTCAAAGGATAGATCTTGTTGATCCCGGAATTGGATACACAACAGGCCCTGATATACAAATATTCGGCGATGGCGTGGGAGCTGCTGCAACTGCTCATGTCACATCTGGATCTATCGGTATTGTAACAGTCACTGGTGGTGGTTCAGGTTATACAACGAGTCCAGCGATTACGTTTTCAGGAAGTCCCACAGTTTCTGCTGCTGCCACTGCAATTGTAAGTGCTGCTGGAACAATTAGTGCTATCCATATTATGAATGGTGGATCTGGTTATTCATCAACACCAACCATGACAATCGCACTTCCAGCTGGAAGCACCGCGTCTGGTAACTTCCAATTTAATGAAGTCATAACTGGAGGTACAAGTGGTGCAACTGCTAGAGTAAGAAACTGGAATACAACGACCAAAGAACTTACTATTTCTAATGTTGAAGGTGTTTTTGCAGAAAAAGAAGAAATTACTGGATCAACATCTGGTGCAGTTCATACAATCAGACTTATAGATCTCACTAATTTTGATGATGGATTTGGTGATAATGATAACTTTGAAACAGAAGCAGATGCCATATTAGACTTCTCAGAGGGTAATCCCTTTGGACAACCATAAATAACTGAGTATAGGTGCAAAAATGTTTGAGTATTTTTACAACGAAATATTTAGAAAGACAATTATCTCTTTTGGTACGTTGTTTAATGATCTCTCTATTAAGCACACGGATTCTGATGGAAATAAATCAGTAACAAAAGTTCCACTTGCTTATGGGCCTATTGGAAAGTTTTTAGCAAGGTTAGAACAATCACCAAATTTAAATAAGTCAGTAGCAATGACATTACCCAGAATGTCATTTGAATTTACTGGTTTGACATATGACCCATCAAGAAAAGTAACAACAACACAACAGATTACAGTTAAAGATCCAGTCACAGAAAACACGACTAAAAAAGTGTTTATGCCTGTTCCTTATAATATGCAATTTGATTTAAATATAATGTGCAAATTGAATGATGATGCTCTACAGATTGTTGAACAAATTCTACCGTTTTTTCAACCATCATACAATTTAACTGTTAATCTTGTATCAGAAATAAATGAGAAGAGAGATATTCCAGTGGTGTTAGAAAATGTATCATTTCAAGATGAATATGAAGGTGATTTTACGTCAAGAAGAGTTTTATATTACACATTAAGATTCACAGCAAAAACATACTTATTTGGCCCTGTCTCCTCTGCAACAGCAGAAATTGTCAAATCTGTATCTGTTCGTTATCTTGCTGGTAATAAAGGTAGTATTGAGAGAGATGTTACATACTCTGTAAAACCAAGAGCTATTAAAGATTACACAGGTGATGTAGTCACTAACTTAGCAGAGGATATTGATGCAACACAGAAGACATTTAAAGTTGATGACACTTCAAATGTAAAAGATGAATTCTACATTGTTATAGATAATGAGGAGATGTTAGTAAAATCCATATCTTCATCTAGCAGTAAAATCACTGTTGAGAGAGGGAAAGATTCTACACTCGCTACATCACATGTTAGAGGAACTGACATTAAAGGCATTGATTACACCAATACTTCAGATGGAGAGGGTGTTGATAGTGCTGTCATTCCGATGGGTGATGACTTTGGATTCAGTGGTACAATTACATGAAAACCTCAAAATTTGATGATCTAAATGATACTTTTAATGTTGAAACAGATATTGTTCCTGTTGAAACATCGAAGGTTCAAAAAAAAGTTATCAAATCACATGAGGATCATATTCAAAAAGATTATGAATATACAAGAGGTAATTTATACAGCATCATAGAAAAAGGGCAAGAGGCAATAAACGGAATACTAGAACTAGCACAAGATAGTGAAATGCCAAGGGCTTATGAGGTTGCAGGACAACTTATTAAGAGTGTCTCTGACGCAACTGATAAATTGATGGATTTACAGAAAAAACTCAAGGATGTTAATAAAGAGGAGGAAGCAAAAGGGCCATCTACAGTTAATAACGCATTGTTCGTAGGATCAACATCTGAATTATCAAAGATACTTAAGTCTGGACTTAATAAAGAGAATAAATAAGTCAGGGAGAGGAATCCCAAAGTAATATTTACTCATAAAATGTCGGAAAAATTACCGTCTTATGAAGATTTCATCATTGATGAAAGTAATCTTCCCTCAGTAGACGAACTTATTGTTGAAAATAATTTACCATCAGTTGATGATTACATTGACATGAGTGTAGGGGTAGGAAATACGGCGATTGTTGATACAGCACCTTGTTCAATTGAAGAAGATATAACTCAAGAGGGACAACAAGATTTAACAGAGATAATACGTCTGATAAGTGACGTAAGAAAAGATATACCAGAAATACCTGAGATAAAATATTATGATAAAGAGTTAGAGTCAATATTAGAACAAATAAAAGAAATACCAGAGGTAAAATATTATGATAAGGATATAGAAGCTGTCTGTGAGCAAATAGATCAAGTAAAGGAGGAGATAAAAGAATTACCAGAACCAAAATACTATGATGATCAAGTATCATCCATTGAAGATCGTATTAGTAATCTTCATGAAGATTTAATTAATCTTCCAGAAGTTAAATATTATGACAAAGAGATTGAAGCTATATGTCAACAAATTGATCTAGTAAGGTCTGAAATACCAAAGTTTCCAAAATGGGTAAACGAGGTAAATGAAGTTCCTGATTTTTCATGGATAGGTAAAACGTTTAGTGTAATTGATGATGACTTTGTTAAGGTGGATGACAAAGTACAAATGATTTGTGATCGTATTGATCGTGAAGTTCAAGATATAACTGAAAACATTGAAACAAAAGACTTTGATAATCGAGTCGAGATAAACAAGGTAAGTGATAAACTACAAGAAACAAAAGATAAGATACTTAAAGAGATAAAAGAAACTGTCATTCGAGTATGGGATCATCATCATGAATTTAAGAATGATGATAGATTACTTAAGAAACAAATATTAAGTCAATTTAATACACTTAAACAAAGAGTTGATGAAGAAGTAAAACAGTTTAATCTTAAAAACAAAGAAGCGAGGGATTTATCAAAAGGATATTTTGATGATTTATCTGATGAAATATCGAATTTACCAAAACCAAAATACTATGATGAAAATATTCGTGATTTAACAAAGGACATAAAGAAATTAAATAACCATCATGATTATAATACCACTAATATTTCTGAGTTATATCGAATCGTTGAAGAGTTAAAAGGTAAACAAGAAATATTAAAAGAGGAGTTGGATGAACAAAGCACATTACTCGCAGAGCCACCAGAGACTGATAACGAAGATCCATTAACACCAATAGATCAAAACTTTGTTACTGTTGATCAATTACAAAAACATTACAAATTATTTGTAGAAAGAGTTCAATATCAACTTGCATCAATTGGTGGTGGTGGTGCAGGATTTATCAAAGATCTTGATGATGTTACATTTGATCAAACCACAGGAACAAACCAACTTTTAATTTACAATGGTGATAAATGGGTAGGTATTGCAAGCACAGCTCTTGGTGGTGGTGGAAATATAAGTGGTAACTTAACTGTAAGTGGTAATGCAGAAATTAGTGGTAACATATCAGTTGCAGGAACTATTACGTATGATGATGTAACTTTTGTTGATTCAATTGGTGTTGTAACTGCAAGAAGTGGGATTGAACTTGGTGCTGGTAGTATAACTCCCATAATTGCAATAGAGGCAGCTACTTCAACAACGACAACTACAAGTGTTTCAAATATTGACACATTTGTTGCTGCTACTTTTCGCTCTGCCCAATACCAAATACAAATTTCACAAGGGTCAAATTATCATGTCACCACACTTAATGTATTGCATGACGGAACAACTGTTTATTTGAGTGAATTTGGCACGATAAGGACAGGTGCATCTCTTGCGACCTTTGATGCTGATATTGATTCGGGAAATGTTAGAGTTAGAGCGACTCCAACCACTGATTCGTCAACTGTTTTTAAATTAACCAAAACCCTAACTAGAGTGTAAGGATTACTAAAATGAAAAGTTTAGATCGTTTTATCGAGGAGGCAGCTAAAAGTGTTGCCCCAAAATCATGCCCACCGGGACAGTATTATTGTTTTAATGACAAAAAATGTAAGAAGATTCCCAACGGGTATCGTGTTGGATATGGTGGAATGCTAAGACCTACAAACAAAAACGGAGGTAAAAACGGTAATGGAAATGGCAACGGTAATGGCAATGGAAATGGGAACGGGAATGGTGGTAACGGTGGCAACGGTGGAAATGGTAACGGCGGTAATGGTGGCGGTAATGGCGGTGGCATGGGTGAAGAGGTGGTCAACTTACCCCTTAGAGTAAT